ACGGAAGGCCACGACGCGCTTCACGGCATAATCGTCCGCCCCATCGCCTCCGCCATCCGCGCCACCGGGAAGGAGAGTGAGCGGTGAAGCTGCGAGTCCTCATCGGCGGGGAATTCACCGGCACGATCCGCGATGCCTTCATAGCCCGTGGCCATGATGCGATGTCGTGCGACTTCAAGCCGACCCTTGTCCCCGGCCCGCATTACCAGGGTGACTGGTCGGACATCGAGGGCGATGGATGGGATCTGGCGATCTTCCATCGCACCTGCACCTTCATGGCTAATTCCGGCGCCAAGCACCTCTATCGGAACATGAGCAAGAACGGCGGGCTGAACGAGGACCGCTGGCTTGAGATGGGCCGGCACGCCTGGGCGTTCTGGCATCACACCCAGACGTGCCCTGTCGAATTCGCGGCGTGGGAAAACCCGGTGATGCTCGGGTATGCACAGATCATGGTGGGGAAGCCTGTCCAGACGGTTCAGCCGTGGTGGTTTGGTGTTGATCCTGCCGGCCCCGACAACGTGAAAAAGGCGACGTGCTGGTGGACGAAGGGCGATCTGCCGAAGCTGCGCAAGACGGGGCTTCTGGACGGCTCCACGGCCCGTGAAGAGGTGTTCCTGATGGCGCCGACTGCGGACCCTGAAGAGCGTCGGATGGAACGGTCGAAGTTTACGCCCGGCCATGCAGCCGCGCTGGCCGATCAATGGGGCGCGTACGTCGTTGCCCAGAAGCTTCAGAGAAAGGCTGCAGCATGACCCATCCATCTGACCTGGTAGAGTTGAGGGAACGGTATGTGCGCTACCGCGATGATGCCTTGGCGAGGGCCAAGGATGCGCCGAGAAGCCGACCAGAGCCTTCGGACGCGTGGGCGCGGCATTCGCGCGAGGCCACGCACTACTCTTCCGAGATCGCGAAAATAGACGCCGCCCTTACAGCCCTTTCTCAATTAACGGGAGAGTGAGATGAGCAAGATCGAGGTTGCTCACGTAGAATCTCTGTTCGAAGACGGGTCCGGTCGCAAGTACGCCTCGGCAGGCAGCTATCGCGCTGGCAACATATCAATGCCGAACGGCCACCCCGCCGATGGCATGACGATGCACGTCTCGGTCGGCGGGGGTGCGATTCACACCATTATCAATCCGACCTCTTTTGAAGACGGCGGGGCGGAATGGGTTTGCCGGTACGGAGACGTTGAATCCATCCGCTACTCCGTCGCCTCGCTTCTTGAGTCCTACGATTATCTCGTATCCAGCCAAATCTCTTCGGAGGAGGCCATCAGGCGCCTGCGCATTCTGAGGGCCGCGAGAGCGCATCGCCTTCAGGTCAGCGCCACTCCAACCGGGGCCTAGAATGACACGGGGTGCGTGCCTTGAACGTCTGCCGATCGTTTTCGGGCTTTCCGAAGAGGAAGCGGCGGCATGCGTGGGGATTGGCGCGACCAAGTTCCGCGAGATGGTTCAGGCAAGGCGCATGCCCCGGCCCCGCCGCATCGATGGGCGGAAGGTGTGGGACGTTGACGAACTGCGCGCCGCGTTCAAGTCTCTGCCCCACGATGGGGAGGCGGAGGAGCCGGACACATGGGCAGACGTGGGATGAGCAAGGATCTACCGCACATAGATCGGTTCAGGGACCGGCACGGCAAGGAGCGGCTCTATTACCGGCGCCAGGGTGGCCCGCGCACGCCATTGCCGCCAGCAGACGACCCCGGCTTTCTAGAAGCCTACACCGCCGCGAGTGCGGGACAGAAAGCGCCCAAGGCCAGAGGCGGAGCCGGCACCTTCGACCGGATGATCGCGGCCTACTATCGCAGCTCGGATTTCAAACGCTGCAAGCCGTCAACGCAAAAACAGCGGCGCTCGGTTCTCGACCAGTTCTGCGAGAAACACGGCCACAGGATCGTTAAGCAGGCGACACCGGCCAAGCTCAAATCGATCTTCGGCGGGATGGCCGATACGCCCTCGCAAGCAAACCAGACCCTGAAGTTGCTCCGCATGGTGATCCGCGCGGCGATCTCAGATGGCGAACTGGAACGCGATCCGACGCTCGGGATCAGGCGCTACAAGGAAGGCACCTATCACACATGGACCGAGGAAGAGATCGCGCAATTCGAGGAGCGCTGGCCTGTCGGGACGCGGGAGAGAACCGCGTTCGCGCTGCACCTCTACACCGGGCAGAGGATGGGTGATGTCTGCGGCATGACATGGCGCGATTACGACGCCAAGGCTGGCACGATCAGGGTCGCGCAGACAAAGACCGGCACCAAGCTCTCCATCCCCGTCCACGGCCGCCTGCGGGCCGCGCTGGAGGCTCATACGCGGTCACAGGTGATGATCCTGCCCACGGCCTACGGGAAGGGCTTCACGGTCAACGGATTTGGCGGATGGATGGCGGATATTATCGGAGAGGCCAAGCTTCCCGACCGCTGCGTCACGCACGGAATCAGGAAGGCCGCAGCGCGGCGTTTGGCTGAGGTCGGCTGCTCGGCAATGGAGATCATGTCGATCACCGGCCACAAGAGCCTGAAGGAAGCGGAGCGGTATGTGCGCGAGGCCGATCAGGCGACACGCGCGAAAGCCGCCGTGCTGAAACTTGAGGAACACTTTCCCGAATAGGTTTGGGAATGGTGCGCGTATGTTATTGATGGATATAGAGGAAGAATAACGCAGTTTGGGAAATAAGCCGTTGATCTGGAACGCTTCTGACGTTCCCTCCCGGCTCACCAGCGGCGTCCATTCCATCCTCTAAGTCTTTGACAAGCCCTGAAATAATTTCGGGTTTGGGAATAGATTTGAGGAGGTTTGGGATGGGCGAGACGACCGAAATCTCTTGGACCGATCACACGTTCAACCCGTGGATCGGATGCACCGAAGTCAGCCCGGCATGCGACGGGTGCTATGCCCGAACGATGATGCAGGACCGCTACGGCCGCGCCGAATGGGGCGCCGGCAATGAGCGCGTCCGGACTTCGGAGGCGAACTGGAAGCAGCCGCTCCGCTGGCACAAAGCCGTGCCGCCGGGCGAGACCCGGTTCGTGTTCTGTGCCTCGCTCGCGGACGTGTTCGACAATGAGGTTCCGGTAAGCTGGCGCTATGACTTGTTCCAGTTGATTGAAGCTACGCCGAGCCTGACATGGTTGCTCCTGACCAAGCGCGTCGGCAACGTCCTGAAGATGACAGACCCGCTCAACGGCGCCCCGCCCATTCCGCGCAATGCCGCTATCGGCGCGACGATGGCAAATCAGGAGGAATATGACCGTGACCGCATGAAGCTGTGGCGCGTCAAGCAAGAGCGCAATCCGGCGTTCTCCTTCGGCAGCTTTGAGCCGCTGCTCGGGCGCATCATTCTCGACAGGCATGCGCCGGACTGGATCATCACGGGAGGCGAGACGGATCAGGGCCAGCACAAGGCCAGACCGACGCACCCGGATGACTTCCGGTACATGCGCGACCAAGCGCGCGATCTAGGCCGCTGGTTTCATCACAAGCAAAATGGCGAATGGGTCGATGCGGAAACGCTGCCGTCCGAAATTGTCGAGGACTATGATGTGCGCGGCCTGACCGCAGCGGGATGCGTCAAGGTCGGCAAGGCCAAGGCTGGGCGCCTGCTTGACGGGCGCGTTCACGATGACATGCCGCGTCTAGCCGCCTAACCCCCACAGGAGACACGGGAATGACCGATCTGATACCGCATGAGCACCTGAAGATCGAAGTGCTGCGGCAGTCGCCGGGCGGCCAGCAAGTTGGCACACGCTCGGGTGTGAAGGTCACGCACGTTCCCACGGGGATCACTGCGACAGTGGAGATGGAGCGCTCGCAGCATCGCAACCGCGAGATTGCCATGCATATGATCGAGGCCGCGATCACTCATCCGCGCTTTCGGTTCTAACCCCAGGAGACCTAGAGATGGCCGGCCGCGCCTTCGGCTTCCTCGCCATCGCCCTGTTCCTCTACGGCGCTTGGCGGCTTATCTTCGGGGCATGAAGCGCCACACCCTGCCGACCGATACCGTTCCTCTCGCAAATGCCCTGGACGACATTCAGAAGATTGTTCTCGGCCCGGAGAGCACGAAGGCCAAGCTGCTCGCGATCATCACTGTTCTATCGGAGCCGAATCTCAATTCGATGCTGGACAGGATCGTTCCGGAGCGCCGCGAGCGATGACCCCGAAGACCGTTGCCGACTTCATCGAGCATCACATGGGCGTGTCGCTGTGGTGCCAGGACTGCCAGAGAGGCGCCATCGTGGATCTGACGACACTCCCGCCCGATCTCGATCTCTACAAGCGCCCGCATTCCTTCGTCTGCTCGAAATGCAAGAGCCGGAACGTGGCCGTCTCGATTCATGGATCGAGAGCCATGAACGCGCAGGGCCGCGGCTGAAACGACAAAAGCCCCCGCCGACCGAAGTCGACGGGGGCGATGTAACCGCGCCTAAGGCTTTTGTGTGCGGCGGTTATGGATCATCGGGCCATTCGCTCACCCATCCGGGCGGCAATGGCTTCAGGTGGCGTTCCTCGCGGACGTAGAAGATCGGCTCTCCATGATGCAGGCGATAGACGACGGCGTGCCGCTCGCCCCGCGCCTTGAACCAGTGATCGACCTCGACCTCGTCTTCGCCGCCGGGCATCGGCGTGAGGTAGCGCTCGGGTATCACTGCAGATAACCGCGCACCATGATGGCCTCGAACAGTCGGCGCAACGCATAGCTTCTCGCGATCGAGACGACCGTGAACGCCATCCCGATTCCGATATGGGCACCGACGCCTATATGAATTCCGAACACCGGGAAGATGACGACCTGAGCCGCCATGCTCACCGCGAAACCTAGCGCCATATTCAGGCACGCCTCGACAAGGCTGGCCTTGCGGGACTGCTTCACAACGTGACCGTGTTCCGGGCGTGCTCGCCGCGGTCCTTGTGATAGGTGATGGATTGCATGGAGCGTCCGGACAGGTAGCCCTTGCCCCAGTGCCAGGAGTCCTGGGCGGCTGGGCTTTGATGCGTTTCGACCATGACGCCGTGCAGCTCGTCCGCCGGCCGGGATTTATGGTGGACGTGGAAGGTGTGGCCGTAGCGGAATTCCGTCTCGCCCCAGTCCTGCGGGCAACGGTTCGCCATTATCATCGCCAGCTGCGCCGGCTTGATGTTGTGGCCGTGCGTTGCGCCGAGAAGCACCTTGCCGAAGCGATGCCACCAGAAGAGATCCGGGGACGTGTCGACCACGACGCGCGGCTCGTTTCGATACCAAGCCGCCAGCGCATGCACGAGCGCGATCACCGCGTATTCGTCGTGGTTTCCCTTGACGTAGCGGACGATCACATTCGGGTGGATGTCGAGTGCGGCGTCGATGTCGAATGCCGCGAGCTCGATGCCCTGATGGATCACCTTGTCGGTGCGTCCGTCGCCGTCGAGCACATTGCCCGATTGCGTTCGGTACTCGTTAGTATTGGCGTGGAAGAAGTCGCCCCCGCCAAGGATGATGGCGGTTTCCGTAGGTGGAGAGCGGGCATAAACTTCGCCCATCGCCTCCCTGTAGACGCGCACAGCGGTCTCAAGATCCCAGTTCTGGCCAGCCTCTCGGCCCCACGCGTACAGGCCGAGGTGAAGGTCGGCGCGCGGATAGAGCGTTCGGCGATCGGCTTCGGCCGCGACAAGCGGCGCCGGCCGTGGCGTTGCCGCCGACGTCATGGTCGAGAACTTCTCGATCACCTTCTCGGCCACATAGAGCGGATCGAGATCGGTTGGCTTGTAGCGGCTCCACCTCTGGATCAGGCGCCCTTCGGCGTCGGTCTGGACGGTGTCCTTGGCAAGGAGATGCCCGACGTGCGGGACATACTCGTCGCCTGGCTCTTTACCGAAACGGACATAGGAGCCGTCTGGGGCCTTCTGGGCGATGGTCTTGATGACCATGCCCGGAGGGGCTTCCATCGGGCCTAGAAAGCCTTTCTCTGCCGCCTGCCTGAGGCTGTGCTGCAATGTGGAGCGGCCGATGCCGAGGGCATGGGACGCCTGGACCTGATTTCTTCCGGCGGCGAGATACGCGGCCACCCGCTCCTTCAGGACTTCGTCAGCAATCGGAGGGGTTGCCATTCAGGCATCGCGGGTGTTGGCCTTGCCGAGGATGGCGGCCTTCAAATCACGCGCGAACAATTTGGTTACGAGGATGCGCCCGCAAACGACGCCGGCGAATGAGACGGAGACTTGCGGCTCAGGCGTTGTCTTGACGATCAGGATCGCGTCGGCGTCCTTCTCGATCGGGAAGCTGGCCGCTTCCGAGATCTTGGCGATTCCGCGCTCGACCTCTCCCGCATCCTGGTAAACATCGAACGGTATGGAGTCTCGGGTCAGCATGGCCATGACGTCAACGGTCTTGAAACATCCGCCTTCCTGCGCATAGGCCCGTGGCGTTGCCATGAGCGAGAGCAGAAGAACAATGCCGGCCAATAACCCGAGTCCGGAACACAACGCATAGAAGAACCAGTCGTGCGGCTTGGAGCGCATCGGCTTTGCCTTTCGCGATGTCAGGAAAATCATGGTTTGCGCAGAAGCGCCTTCAGGTCCGTCTTGATCTCGCCGAGGTCTTCCCTCAGGCGAAGAACCTGCTCCTCGATCCGCGCGGCACGCTCCATCGAGACCTGTGTTTTTTCCAGCTGCCCGACACGGGTGTTCAGATCGGAGGCAAACCAGACGAAGCCGATGAACTGCATTCCCATGCCGATAATCATGGCTAGCGGGACAGTGCGATCGAGCTTCCACTTCGAATGAACGGGAGGCGTGTCTGTCATTTTTTCTGGACCTTCGCAGGATCAATGCAAAGGGCGTCCCATGCAGCGTTGTGCTGACGTACTTGTGACTGGGTGTCGCCCGTGTCGTGACGCGAATACTTGATCGGTTCGAACAGTACGCACGTCACTCCGGCACTAATCCCGGAGGTACTTGTCGTCCTCGCGCACCCCGCCATCGCTATCGCGAGCAGCACGGCGAGCGTCAGTGACTTTCTTGACGGCATTTAGATCAGCCCTGTCTTGTTCTGCCTGGGCTTCGGCCCGCCCCTCGGCCTTCAGCTTCCGTCCCTGAAGGATGGTCACAAGGCGATCGAGGAGCGGGATGAGTTTGGCGAGGCCCGTGAGCCAGGCCACGAGGGTCGCCATCAGCCGGCAGTCTTTTCCGCGGCATCCGCGAGCACGGACGGGCGATTGACGTACCAGCCCCAAACGAGCGAGGCGCCAAGCAAACCGAACGTCACCAGTTCAGCGGAGATGGAAGCCGGAACGAAGCCCTTCGCGACCAGCCAGGTCACGCCGACGGTCAGGGCGCGTTCAAGAATGCCCTTCACCTGTTCGAAGTTCATGTCATTCTCCAGATTGTCGTGATTACGCGGCAAGCCCGGCCGCGCGGCGGGTTTCAGTGAATGATGTCGAAGATCGCGAGCGCGAAGCACAGGGCGGAAAGCCCGATCAGCATGCGGCTGACGATGTATTGCCAGGTCATTTTCCTGCCATCTCGAGCGCGAGCGCTTCCGTTTCGCGCACGCGCCGGCGCCAGCCTCGCCCGAACACGGCGAAGGTGCGAAGCCCTTCCAGGAAGCGCATGCGGCGTTTGCAATAGGCGCGGATGACGTCGGGCGCCGGATGCGCGTGCGTTGCCGCCATCGTGGTCGGGCCGATCACGCCGTCCGCACGACAGCCGACGGCCGCCTGCAGCGTCTTCTTCGCCCTGCCCGGTCCAGAGTTCACGCAATAATCGAACACGGCGAAATCGACGCCGGCGGGAAGATCGTCACCCCGGATCACATCCCAGTAGAGCGCGCGGTAAATCCTTGCGGCTTCTGCTTTCGTCAGGGCTTTCACCTCGGCCTTGGATACCGCACGACCGCGATAGCGGGCCAGCGTGGCGCGCGTGACGCCGAGGTTCGTGGCGCCGCCGGGGTCCTTGGGATGGTCGACATAGCCGCCTTCGTGGCGAAGCACGGCCGCCAGCGAGCGGTCGAAGTTGGAAGCGGCCATTACGCCGGCCTCCGCCATGCGATGACGCGGCCGACGGGATAGGCGCGCTCGGTCACGACCCGGCGGCCTGGCCCTGCCCCTCCCGAGTTTCCAGACACCAGAACGACCTTGCCGCCCTTCGGGGGCTGTGCGACGATTCCAACATGGCCGCCGCCCTTGCGGGTCAGGACCGCGATGTCGCCGGGTTTGACTGCGCCTTTCGAGACCGCCTTCCCGTAGCGAGCGTAGGACTTGGCGAGGTTTGATCCCGTACCGCGGCGGCCAGCCCGTTCCAGCACATAGCCGATGAACCGGGCGCACCAGAGGCGCTTCCATCCAGTAGGGTTCTTGCCGACGTACTTCCGGGCGATGGCGAGGTGATTTCCTCCGCCACGGCTTTTCGCCATTACATCCTTGCGTTCAATGCCTTGGGTTGATTTCCCCGAATGGACTTGTGAAAGCCCCGGCACCAGCGGATGAGCATGCGAAGGCACAGCGACAGCGCAAAAGACAAGCGCCGTCGCCGCTATAAGCGGTCGAAGCATCAGTGATCCTCTTGTGATTGCGGAAATGAAAAGGCCCGCCGAAGCGGGCCTTGTTTCACTCGTGTCGGTACGTTCAGGCCGCTGCGGCCCGGATCTCCGGAGGAATGCGCGTCGAGAAATACTCGATGCCCTTCGGAGTGATGAAGGTCTGGTAGTAGGCCGTCCCCTCGATGATCTCCGACTTCACTTCGAAGATTCCCATCTGGATGAAGTTGATGCGCGGCACCAGCGCCTTGCCCTGATAGAACAGGTGCTTGGTCTTCAGCCAGCGGATGAACAGGTTCGGGCGAGCGCCGAGGGCGCGTGCTCCGTTCTGCAGATTGTACAGCCCGTCGGCGTTGATGAACTTGTCGAAGAACTCGGTCTTGGGCTTTGCCTCTGTCACTTGGGCCTGAAGGGCGAGCACCTTCTCGGTGTAGCCGAGCAGCAGCCCACGCATCGATGCGGGGTCGTTGAGAACCTGCATCGGGTCAGCAGCGCCGAACTCCAGTTGAATCCAACGGTCGACCACCTTGGCGCGCAGGACAGCCGAATAGCCCGACACGAGGATCAACGCTTCCCGTTTTGGCAACCGATACTCGCGCTGATCGCGGCCGTACGCGTCCTGATAGATCCCCCCAAAATTGGGGGCATCTTCTCCGAGGTCCTCCATCATCTTTTCGAAGTCGCGCAACACGTGGTCGTGACGCTTTTCGCAGAGTTCCGCAATCTCACGGCTGGACATGGTGATCGGGCCAGAGCCCGGCTGTGCCATCAGTTCTTTCATCGGTCAGTCTCCATGCGTCCGGCCTGCCAAGCCCGGAACGCGTCGGGGGTTCGCATGAGCGAACGCCGGACGCATGAAGCTCCGTGTTCGCGCTCTCCCCGTGGCAGCGGGGAATGTCTGGATTTCAGTTTTCGAGAATGGCCCGATGCATTTTCTCGGCGGCGGCGCTCACTCGATCGAGCGAGGCACGCCACGCCAGAAAAGGCTCGCTGGTCTCAATCTCTTTGCTTGAGGCCATGAGGCCGGTTGCGCGAATATTCGCGATGTGGCGGTCCCATGCAGCTGCGACGGCAAACGTCGCGGCTTTCCATTCTGCGATCTCAGCAGCGGGCGAAGTCGGCTCGGCAACAGCCGGAAGCCCCACAAGCGGCAGAGCCGCCATAGTCGCAAAAGAACGTCGTGTGATATGATGCTTGGCAGCCATTCCTCGATCCTCCAGATCGCGGTTTCGGTTAGAGCCGGGGCGGAAGTTCCCGCTTCCCCTCGGCTCGTTATTTCAGTATGACGGTAATTATGAAGAAGTCAATTCCCGTCATACGAAAACCCGGCAGGCCCGCAACTGGCGTGGACCCTATGGTCTCGGTTCGGCTACCCGCCGAACACATCAACCTCCTCGATCAGGTGGCAAAGAAAGAAGGCCGCTCTCGTTCCGAGACTATCCGCGAAGCGGTCTCCGATTGGCTGGCCGGCCTCGGCCTCTTGAAGCCTTGACGGGGGATTCAAGTGGCGGATAGCGTGAAGGAATGCCCCAGCGACCTACTCTGCCCGCCGCATTGGAAACTGCACTAGAAACTCTATTTGGCGCCGACGCCGGGCTGATGAGGACCGATTTTGTCACCCTAGGAGACAATGTCTCTCAGCCGACTCGGGAGGCCCTTGGGCAGGCTATGGCAATCGCCTTTCTCTCCGCGAGAGGCTACGAGCCAGACGGTGAGTCTGAAGACTGGTCCGCCGCGTGGCGGGAGATAGATGCCGCTTGGGGCATCACCGCCACGCCGCCGCCAGGATAGATGTCTGCTGGTTTGCGCCGCCGGTGAATGTCGCCGTTTCCGTATGGCTTGCTATCCCGGCCAGTGATGTCAGGTCAGCGCCCGTAAACACGATTTCGGCCGACCTGTCGCTGCGCTCCGTTGCCGAACTCCACGACGCCGATGTAGAGCCAGTCGAGCCCTGCCATGCCTGAAATATAGCGACACCACGAGCGGGAATGTTGAACGCCGTCGTCGATACAGCAGTCGCGGACGCCGTGTCGTTCGAGCCATGACTGAACGGGGTGTCGGACTCGTTGTTCTCGATCAGCCACACATCCACGGCGGCGCGCAGCATTCCCTCGCTGAAGGTTACGGTCACATTGTGCGTTCCGGCCGCAACGCGACGTCGGGCGATAGCGCCTGCGTGATTGGTAGCCCCCGACACTGCGCCAGAAAGCGTGCCGTTCGTCCCCCCGATGCTGACGCTCGAAACGCTCTTGCTGTTGGTCGTGCCGTTTCGAGCTGAAGCGGTAACAATTACCAGCCCACTACGCGGTATAGAAAAGCTCCCGAAATCATAGGTCGTTAGATCGTCGGTCAATTCCCCATGATTGATGTACGTCAACCGGATTGGCTGAGAAGATGCCATCCCGGCGATGCCTGACATTCCCGGAAGGAAGCTCATCAGAAGTTCGTCGCTTTAGTTGCCGTGACGATGAAGTGCGTCGTCGTCAGGCAGAAGATAGTCAGGAGATATTCCTGCGCGCTGTCGATGTCGGTCAGGGTCGGTACGACATTGAGGTACTGGTTCCCAAACGTCAGCGTCCTATCGGTCGTGCTGCTGCCCTGAACGTGGATAGTACGATAGGTGCCGGGCTGGCCGTTGGTTGGGTTTCCGAGAACGCGGTTCGCCGTGATCGTCAGCGTGAAGAAGATCCCGGCATCCCAGTCGACGGCGACGGTTGCGGCATCAGTCAGAGCAACGCCAGCTGACGCGCTCTCGATCAGGTCGGCCGTCAATATCTTATCGGCCGCGGCTGACCTGACATTTGCGTCCGACGCCTTGTCCGAGAGGAGGTTGGCCGCGCTGTCGGCGAGGTCCTTCGCCATGCCGCGCACATCGGCCGGAGATATTTCTCCGGCGGTATTGTTCGCAAGCGTTGTGTCGGCCTGCGTATTAAGATCGGTGCGGGTCTTGGCGGTCATGCGTCACCTATCAATCGAGCGAGACGTCGATGTCGCCGATGGGGAATGTCAGCGTGTCGCCGTCGTTGATGACGACGGAGGTGATCGCCTTCCAGGTCAGCAGGTTGCCGGATGTGTCGGCGTCGAAAATGCCGACATGCGTGACGGTGCCGAAGTTGCCGCCGGAGGCCGTGAACTCAACGGCCGTGTCGTTCGAGATCGTGCCGGACGACGCTGTGCCGAAGCTGATTTCCTCGCGAGCGTAGCCGCCCGTCGAAACCTCCGTGCCCCCGCCGGCGTCAGAAGGCGCCGCCGTAAATAGTGCGAGGTACACAGCCGCAGGCGCGCTGAAGGACGCGCCCGCAAACACATGATCGAGAAGTTCGTTCTCGAGATAGTCCGAGAAGTCGGCCATAGTGGTTTTCCTTTCAGTGAAATCAGCGGAAGCCGGCGTCGAAGCCGCTGTCGAAGCCGCGGGCGAAGGTCGCGGAAAGCGTTCCCGTTCCGGACATTGAGATCGAGCGGTTGATCGACTTCTGAGGCGCGACTGCCAACGAGCCGTCTGCGGAGAAAGCCGCGGCGCGCTGGTAGGCAACATTGAACGCGGCCAGGAGTTCGCCCTCGGCCGAGAACGAGACGGTGCGATATTTGACGCGGATCGGCGCAACGCTGAGCGCGCCCGTCGCTGCAAACGAAACCGAGCGATCCGTTCCGAGATCGGAGTTGATTGTCAGGCTTCCGAGCCCATCCATCGACACAGCGCGGACGAAATTGGCGATTGGCGCAATCGAGAGCGTGCCTTCGGCGGAGAACGACACGTCGCGCGGTGTGGCGCCGGTCGACATCACATCCAGCGAACCTTCGCCGGCGAACGCGACCGAACGGTATTTGACGATGATCGGGCTGACCGAGAGCGTGCCGACAGCAGAGAACTCCGCGAAGGCCAGCGTGGCCCACAGCGACGGAGCCTCATCCACTCCCACCATGTCGAAGACCAGATCGTCCTTCGCCTGCATTTCGGTCACGATGACGCGCGTATGCACGGAACGATGGGGACCGACATAGACGAGGCACCCCGGCGCGATTTCCGGGATGGTCGGGTTGCCCTGCGCGATGTCGTAGAAAGAGCCGGATGTGTAATGATTTGCCAGCGGCACGACGGGCGTGATGGTCTTCGTTTCGCCGTCCGATGCCGCGGATGTCAGGTGCGTCGTGATAGTGCCGTCGGTCCGGCGGATGGCGAACGCCGTTCTGGCCCCCACCTCCAGCATGTCCTCGACTTCCAGCATGTCCGCGATGTCGTGCATCGCCGGCGTGTTGCGGATGTCGAGTTTGCTGTCGACCGTGAACGAGGTGACGAAGTCTTCCGTGTCGTCGAGCGTGACGGATTTGACCAATGCACGACCTGTATGGCGGTCGAGAGTGTCGTGTTCCAGCGCCACAAGGGAGCCACGCCGGCAGACGATGGCGTTCGCCGGTGCTTCCCAGCGATAGAATGTCGAGCGGAGTTCAGCCTGCAGCAGATCGAACGACGCCCGCGCCCTCACCTTCGCTTCGGTGACGAGACCGCCATAGGAGACGCTTTCCAGCATTCCGTCTTCACCGCCGTCGTAGTCGGGGCGGTAGACGATGATCTCGTTGTTCTCGTAATCGAGATCGCTGTCGCGGAACTGGACGCGGAAACCGTCGGGAAGACGGGCGAACGCCTTCTCGAAACTGAATCCCCTCGCCGTGCGCGGCGTGAATGTCTGGACGATGGCATCGGAGGAACGATCCCGGTCCCGGATCACGCCCCAGAGTTCGGACTGATAGGGCCTGGCATAGCCGCAGGAGGCGATGAGAGCGCGCACCTCGTCGATGGTCTGGCCGTCGATCACCGCGTCGCAGGTGTATCCCTTGGCCGCGCAATCAGTGCGCCAGTCGAGGATTTCATCGTTGTCCAGCAGGCCCTCTGGGAGAGGGTCGACATTCTGCCGGCCGATATGGACATCGCGGTAATGCGGCGCCGGGTTGCTCGTCGTCGTCCAGTTGTCCCAGGCCGAGCCGGACCAGTCCTTCACATACCCGGAGGCGACACACGAAACGCTGTCGATCTGCTTGTTTCGGGCCCGGATGGCGATGGTCGCAAAACCGGGTTTCGGCAGGATCGGCGCGTTCCAGATGTTCGTCGTGCGGGCGAGCGAGACCTTGTCGAGAATGCCGGATTGCGTCTGCCCGATGATCGCGGTCGAGCCAGAGAGATAATAGCCGAACGGGTCGCGGACGGTGCCGCCGAGCGTGTAGGCCGATGGCGAGAACGACGACCATGCGAAGGCGTAGCCGCGCATAACCTGGATGTCGTACATCCCCTTCGGGAACGTCGCGCTGTCGAGATAAATCTCGATGCGGTTCGAATACAGAAAGACATGCCGGACGCCCGACGAGCTTTCGTTGCCCCGGTAGAGATAATCGTCGCCCGATCCGGCATCGAAATAGGAGTGCGCCGTCCATGCATCGCGCGGCGGACTGGCCTGTGCGAAGGTCGTGTGGAACGCCGCCACGACACCGTCGGCCGAGGGAACCGGATTAGCCGCGACGAGACCCGGCTCATCCGCGTCCCATTTGATCTGGATTTCGGTCTTGAACAGCGCGGTCTGGTAGCCGGCGACATGGAACTCCGGGAGATGCACCCAGCTCGACTCGCCGCGTTTCCTGATGCGGACCCTGAACGGAACCGCGAGTTGGTTCGCATTGTCCTGGAACAGAAGCCCCTGAAAATGCAAGCGCAGCCATACCTCGTCGGGGCTTTCGCGGGTCGGGACGCCCTGCCACACAGGCAGGCTTTTCAGCGGGTCCGCCTGATCCGCCAGCCTGTCGGCGTTCTCAGGCTGGACCTGGTGCCGGGAGAGTTCGGTTGAGCTTCCCGATGTCCGTCCATACCTGTTGAACAGATCGATCTGCGGGTCGTCTTCCCAGCCCTCGCGGGTCTGGACCTCGATATCGTCCTCGTCCTCGATCGGCGAGCCGCCGGCGCGGATGTCATCGAGATCGTGTGGGCCGTTGAGACAGAATGCCGCCTCTAGAATGTCGTCCTGCCCCTCGATCGCTATTACGGGTTCGCCGGCAACCGGCGGGAACGCCTTGTGCGTTCCGATGACGCGCGGCACCGTACCGCCCGGTTCAATGACGGCGTTGCCAGAGAGCGAAGCAACACGGTCGTCGTCCTGGCGATTGGATTCCGACGATGCTCCGCTCTTGACCGCGGGCGGCGCCGTGAGGGCCGAAATCGCGAGCGCGCCGGCCAGGCCAACAGCACCCGCGAGAACCTTGGCGGAAAACGAGCCAGCCGCGAACAAGCCGCCAGACGTGGCGAGCGCGCCGCCCGCGATGCCGCCCGTGGCAACCGTCAACGCCAGCGCCGCGACGACGCCGATAATCTGCTTGCCCGCCCCACCCCCGTCTCCGCCTCCCTGGAGGGCATAGTGAAACGTGACGGTGATCGGCCGGTCGTTCGATTCCGGCTTCGGTTTGACCTTGTGCCAGTACGCACGATCGATCTCGTGATCGTTGACGCGAATCATGCCGCGTTCGGCGAAGTCCGAGGGGAGAACGTCGCCGAAGGTGGCGATCATTTCCCCGAGCGTCGTGCCCGGCGGGAACATGACCTGACGCACCTTCCCCGTTCCGAACGGAGGCGCATAGGCCGCGCTGATCTTCTCGTGCATCATGCGAGAGACCGATGCCTTCTCACCGCGACGATGCGCGGCTGAATGGTGAAATGGCTGACGGGAACGACGACGGCGTCGATACCCTTTTCGATATGCAGGACGTGTTTCGGCCCCGTCATCACGCCCATGTGCCCGGTGACGCGGGAGCCGTGGCGCCTCATGATGAGCGCGTCGAATTCGCGAGCCTTGGGTAAAGGCACTTCGATCCACGGCATGTCCGCTTGCGCGTCTCCGCCCATCAGGGCCGCGATGCGCGCTACGTCATAGGCGGAGAGGTCGCCGTATTCGGGCAGATCGAGTCCGCAGAGCTTGTTCCAGACGTCCCGCGCTAGACCGTAACAGTCGAAGTCCGGACCCCTGCCGACATCCTTGAACCGCGCGCCCTGATAGGCGTTCGCCCAGTGCGGCATCAGGAGATCGTCCAGATATGGGCCTCGCCCCTGGCTCCGGCCGCAGAACGACCGCCGCCGCCCGCAGGTGCCGATCCTGCGACACCGGGCGCCCCGCCATTGCCTGCGTGAAGGCTGGTTCCCGCCGCGCCTGCGGATGACGTTCCGTCGCCGCCGCCGCCGCCGCCACCGAAGAGCGATGAACCGCCATCGCCACCACCGCCGCCGGCGCGGCCGCTACCCCCGCCACCACCGCCGCCACCAAACCGTCCGTTACCGCCATCCACTCCCGGCGCACCGTCGGCGCTGCCCGGCCCGCCTCCACCGCCATCGGAAGCGCTGAAACCAGCGGCTGCCCCGTCTGGTCCTCCGCCAGATCCGCCGCTGCCACCTGAGCTGTTGCTGCCGCCAGCCGAACCGGCGGAGAGCGAACCGCCGCCGCCGCCGCCGCCACCGCCACCGAAACCGTTACCGGCACCGCCGGCACCGCCGCCATAAGCGGAGAGATGCGCTCCGAAGGAGGTGTTGCCGCCCGCGTTACCGGCAGCGCCGCCGCTTCCGACGGTTACGGTTTCGCTCGATGCCAGATCGCCAGCGCGGAAGACGTATTCGTTGTATCCGCCACCACCACCGCCGCCGCCCTGGCCGTTCGATCCGTTGTCAGCGCCGCCTCCGCCGCCGCCGGCCCAAAGTCGGACATGGACGCGTGCGTCATCGGGGGTTCCTGCGGGCTTGGTCCACGTTCCCGAGGCTGTGAAGGTCTGAAAGTCGAGAACGCGGTTCGTCGAACGCGTATCGGTCAGGAGGATGAATTTTGCTTCTTCCGCGCTGTAGAGCGCCACCTGGCGCGTGCTGGCGCCAACTCGTCCCGACACCAGCGCCGCGCCGGACAGATCGACGATGTCGATTGCCGCCGTCTCGACCGCCGGGCTTCCGCCGTCGGACAGCACCAGCGTCATCGCGCCGGAGTTTTGCGTCGCGCCCTGCTTCCAGCCGAACAGCATGCCGGCCTTGACGCCATCGGTCAGATACGGCGTGCAGACGCCGACGACATCGTTCTCGTCGCCGGAAATATCCGTGAGTTCGATGCAGATGCCTTCGTAAAGACGCGCGATCTCTTCCGAGACCGCGTCCATATAGTCTTCACCCGTTATGGGCGGCGTCGAGGCAGACGTCGGCACTCGGCGGTCAACGGCCATGCTTCACCATCATGCGAAAAGGGCGGGACAACGGGGCTTGCCTGCCAGACGGCCGGGCCATGCGCGCTGCGAGTAATTCCATGACCGGATCGAGGCCGTGACATCCATCACGTTGACCGAGACATCGGTCAGGTAAAGATGATCGGCGCTATAGGCTGGCACCGCATTCGAAGCCGGGCTGTCGGCCTGGTTCCGGTCGGTACGCGGCGAGACGGATGTGTCGAATTCCGAGACCGGTAGAACATCGAGACGCATGCGCGGCGGGCGCGTCAGCTTGCGCATCGCCTCGCCGATCTTCTGGTCGACGTTCTGGACCGTCAGCCGCGCCTCTGGCGGGCCTTCGGTATCGGTCAGAAGCGTGATGTCGAACCAGAACCCGGTGAAGGTGTTGCCTTTCCAGACATAGTCCTTGCCGTCCGACACGACCCGGATCACGTCAGGCACTTCCGGAGACGTGATCGTCATAAAGACGAGCAGCGCCTCTCCGCTCTCCTGCCGGTCGAGTTCCCGGCGGAGTGAGGCTGCGACGGAGCGTTGCATCTGTCGTTACGGAAGCCGCATCAACTGGCAGGAAAGACGCGCAAGACGGCCGGGCCGATCCCAGGAATACGCGCCGACGAACTTCCACGAATATTCGGTGCAGGTCGTCGGATCATCCCAGACGAAGGACTGCGTGCCGTCGATCAGCGTGTCGTGATAAAACGTCTCGAATGTCGCCCGCTGCGTCACCGTCATCGGTGGAAAGGTGACGTCGAACACATGGCCGGCGGCAGTCCCGCGCCGACGGTCGATCGACGGGCCGACCTCCGGCTGGAAGCTGATCTTGTTCGGTTGAGGGCCGCCGCGGAATCCGTCAACGGTCGGCTTCTGAGGAAGGGTTGCGGGCCATGTCGCCATCAGACAGTCCTCGGCCGCTGGCCATAGCGAAAACGCATGGAAGAGTCGGTGCGGCCGCCGGCTATTGCCTCGTTGACCTTCTTCTCGATGTAGACATCGATCTCGGGACCGCGCTGCGTCTGGCGCTGCTCCGTTCGGACTTGGCCACCGACGTTGTTGTAGACATTCACGACAGCACCGCCACCATTCGCGGCGCCGCGCGGCAGGATGCGCTCGCCGCCGAGCGCCATGATCGGGACCTCCTTGCCGGAAGGCCCCGGCACGACGCCGCCGGTGTGAAACTTCGGTAGACCGCCGCCACCACCGCCAGCGAACCCGCCGAAAAGACTGGAAAGGCCCTGCTTCAGCGGATTGACCACCGCCATCTGCACGACGAGGTCGATCAACTGGTTCTTCAGGTTCTCAAGGGCTGAGCCGATATTGTCGAAATCGGTGATGGCGGAGCCGGCGAAATCCGCAATCGCTCCCGCCGCGTCGTTCCAGAACTGGTCGATCTCCTGCCCGCGGCGCGCGGCCTCCGCCGCTTCCGCATAGGCAGACGCCAGCTTGTCGATCTCGCCCCGATGCGCTTCGATGTTCGTGATGCCGTCGCGGCGTGCGGCGTTTTCAAGCTCAAGCGCGGCCCTTGCCTTGTCTCGCGCCATCTCTGTCTGGCCGATCAGCGACAGTTCAAGCCGCAGGGCTTCGGTCGCTTCCTGTATCTGGCGGGTTTCGCGCTGATAAGCCGTTTCACGGCCCTTCTTCCCGGTGCCGACGGGAGCCGCGAAATCGCCGAGCGAAACGGTGTCGATTGCGGCAGATGATGACGAGCCTCGCGGGCCGCCGCGCGAGGATGGTCCGCCTCGAGACGGCGTGAATGCCTCGACCCTTTCGACAAGCCCGCCGCCAACGCGACCGATACTGCCGAGGGCGCTGCCCCAGGATTGAACGGTCGCATTGATGGAATCGAGCCAGCCCCCGAGTTCCTTTGCGAACTGGATGGTCTCGACGAGACCCGTGATGAATGGGCCGAAGTCTGCGGTCGCAATGGCCTCGGCGAGGCTGTTGAGCGAAGCGGCCAACTTGTCGCCAGCCTGCGCGCCTTCGTTGATCTTCCCGGCCGCATCGATTGCCGCGTTGTAGATACGAGTGAAGCCCTGCGCGACGGTGATCTGGGAGTTCGCAACCTTGTCCTGAAGAACAACTGCGCCGGCTTCGAAGGCACGGAAGAACGCTTCCGACGAGACCTTGCCTTCAATAACGAGCCCGCGCAGTTTTGCGACTGACCCGCCCGCTTCTTCCAGACCAGCAGCCGCGGCCTGCGCGACCGGAAGCGCGCCTTCAAGGATGGAGTTGAATTCTTCGGCGCGAACCGTTCCCGATCCGAGCGCCTGGCTCAACTGCAGCAATGCGCCGGATGCCGACTGCGCGTCCGTACCCGCCACACGAAGCGCAACAGCCACGTTGTTCGTGAAGTTCAGAAGCTCTTCGGACGAAACGCCGAGTTCCTTCTGCACGATCGCCGCGCGGCCGTAGAGCGTGACCAGCGATTCCAGCGGCGCGGCATTGTTCTGCGCGGACTGGAACAGCCGGTCATAGACCCGCGTCAGCGCCTCGCCCTCAAGACCCGCAACCCTCAGCGCGTTCGTGATCCGGGTCGAGGCGTCGATAAGCTGCTGCGCGCCGCGTAAAGAAACCGCGCCGCCCGTTACCGCCCCAAGCCGCGCCCCGACGCGCGAAATCGTGGATTCCATTCGCTTGAAGCGGTTTTCGATGGACTTCGTCCGGGCGTTCGTGATGCCGAGCGCTTTGTTCAAAGACCTCTCGTAAGCCTTTAGATTCGCTTCCATCGAAACGATGAGGCGCTGCAGGTCTGTGGTTTCAGCCATAAATCAGGCGTCTCCGTGCGCGCGCTTCATCGCTTCGAATTCTTCGTCGGTCGGCGGCTGTAGTGACGACCCGCCGCCATTTGCCCTGGAATAGCCGTCGACACAGGCGGCAAATTCCCAGAGCGACATCCTGCCGGTCTGTTCAGGCGTGAAGCCTAGGACGGCTCCGGTTCCGTAGAGGCCGGCCGCGGAGAGTCGTCCGTCTCCGCCGCCGGCACCTTTTTTCCCACAGGTTCTGCCGGATCGCCGATAAGCGCAGCCATGAGAACGGCCTGCGCTGTCTGGACATGCTGCAGAATGGATCCGGCCTGAACCGTTTCCCTTACGAGATCGAGGGCTTTCTTGCCCTCCATCCCGCCGCCCATGAGGGCCAGGCGAAGCGTTTCGGTGATGTCCCGGATGAACCATCGCCCGGTCGAAAGCCGGGTCATGGTGTCGTAGGGGCCAGAACCAGTAGCGTCCTGCAGGGCAATGAGGCGGTCGATGTCCAGACGGAAGGCCCGGAGATCGCCGCCCCAGTCGATTTCAATGCGTCCGTCGCGGCTCATCAGGCGCCCGACGTGAAGTCGGAAATCTCGCCATCGCTTTCGAGCGTGATCGAGACCTGCGCCTTGTTGCTGCGCTCGCCGGTGATCTCGAATTCGGTCAGCTTGAACGAGCCTTCCCAGTAACCGACGGTCCCGAGCCAGACCTGAACATTCTTGCCCGTGTCGCCCTTCCACCAGGCCGTGTAGGCCTGGATTGTCAGAAGGACGTTGTCGAGAACGCCGGCACCGGTCAGGCCGACCGACAGCGCATCCTTGACGAGCTGGCGCCATGCCGGATCGTCCGGATTGCTGCAGTCCGGCACCACGACGTCGTTCGTCGACGAGCGGAAGGTGACGCCGCGCTCGGAATTGATGAGACACGGATGGGCGAAGACTTCCGGCGAGGCTCCGTCGCCGATCTTGATGTAGAGCTGAGTGCCCTTGATGGTCGTGGGAAGCGCCATTTCATTCTCCAGCAAAAAGCCGCCCGAAGGCGGCGCGTTTCAGATCAGATCAGGAGCGTTCGTCGCGCGCCCTTTTTCATGTTTTCTTTCGACCACATCGGGCGAAGATTGGTCAGCGACCAGCACGCCCTAAATTCGTCGTCGATTTCGGACGCATACGAAAACGAAGCCTTCGGCACGATGTGATCGATGTGCCAATCGCCCATGTTTTTCCAAGACATCCCTTTTTCGAACTGACGCTCAATGTGCAGCGTAAGTTCGTCGAGATTGAAACCAAGAATGCTTTGCCACGTCCGTCCCGCCTTTCCGCCACGCAACGAAAAAAGCACCATTTGGCTGACGCGGTGATCAAGGCGGAGTTTCGGGTCGGACGACCTCTTAAGGCTTCTTCGGGATGAATAAGTACGCTGCGCCGCTTGTCGCTTAGGACACGCTTTCCGGCGCGCGTCGCCCGCCGCAACGATAGCGCGGCGTTTGTCAGGGTTTTTCTCTCGCCACTTTTTGAACCGCTGATGCTGGCGTTCATCGCCGCATGCAGGACAGAACCTCTGTCGTGGGCGCGCTTTCTCGAATGAGACTCGACAATCGGCGCACTGCATCGCGTCGCCGATTTGCGGAATGCCGGCCGCGCGCCGCTGGGCGCGCTTTCTCATCACCCGCGTCGACGACATGTCAGTTCTTCGGGTGATCGACGAGATATCGAAACTCAACGACCGCATGGCTCGTCAGGCCATCCGGCGAATCCAGAAAACGATCGGTGATGAATTCGGCCTCGACCAGCAGGAACGCCGGGGCGGGCGGCGATCCTTCATCGTTCAGCACAAACTCCTGCTTCATCACCCGCCGCACATGCGCGGCAATTCGCTTGCACTGCGGGAAACCAGGCTCCGTCGAAAACACGTCGACCGAAGCGAAAACCTCGGATGCGTTCCAGCACGAATTATCGTCGCCCGTGGTCTGCCCAGGCCCAACGCGCAGATAGGGATATGTCGGGTTCTCAGGAACGCGGTCGTAAACACGCACCGGATCTGAAACGAGCGCCCTGAGCGAGGCATCGGCTTTCAGCGCAGCGACAAGCGCGCCTTGTATTGCGAGAGAAGGATCGCTCATTTGCCGTTACCTGCGACCTTCTTTGCGGCCTTCGTCGACGCCATGGTGACGCGGCTTTTGATGCGCTTGCGGAGCGCTCTGTATGCAACAAAGAAAAACGGGCTCGCCGGGGCGTTCGGAGTACCAAACTCGCGCCAGCGCCCATAAAAGGCCTTCGGACCACCCGCCTGAACTTTAAGCGCGAGTTCGTGGCGGCCGGGCACCTTTTCGATGCTGTCCTGCAGATCGCCGGAGTCGACCTCGACTAGCCGCTTCTGCATCGCGACAAGTTCGTCGGCGCCCTTGTGCAGAGCCGCCATCAGTTCCTTTTTCGTCTCGGGCGTGAGCCGCTTGATCTTCGCGTTCAGCCTGTCGAGGCCCGTCACCTTCGCCATTACGTCGCGGGGCCGTCGTCTGCCAGGATTTCGATAAAGCGGTTTTTCTCGTCGGCAACTGCTGTCCGAAGGTTGTAAATCTTCGTCGCGTCCCGGCTGTCTACTGCCCTCCACGCCGGCGTGATCTGCCGCGTCTCAGTCGAGGACCGCACCGTAATGGAAACAGGCTGCACGCCTTGGAGCCTTTGATTGATGATCGGCTCCGATCCCTTGCGCGGCATGACGCGCGCATCGACCGTGAACTGCGTGGCGAAATCACCGGAGACCGGATTGCCGTAGCCGTCGTCAGTCGCCTGTCGAACTTGGAAGTTCAGCCGCCGGCGCATCTGTCCTGATGCCATCGTCTTCTGCCTTCTTCACGGTACGGCGCACGATGCGCCCCTTGCCGGCCTTGACCGCCTTCTCGGCGCAGTCCTGCGTCACAAGCCGAGACGTTCCGGCCTTGTAGGAGATCGCCGTCTGCGGAAATTTCGGCGGGACGTAGACGAACTTCTCGGAGAACTTCACCCAGGGCATCCGACAGCCTCCCAGCAAGCTCCGGACGCCATCTCGTCGGCTGTCCACTGTTTGTAGGCGAGAGCCACAGCCCACCAGTACCGCGGCACCTCCGGCGGCATCTCGACAGCGTGCCCTGTCACCGGCCAGGCCATTGAACCCCGGTCCATCGACACTGTCGGGACGCCCGCGAGAACCGCATCAACCAGACTGTTGCTGTTCCACCCCACGGCCATCGAGACCGATTTCAGCAGATCCTCGATCGGCTGCTCGGGGTTCAGCGTGTCGACGCCGTCGATCCGTTCGCCCGCAGCCTTCGGATGAGGCCGGAACTTGACCTCGAATCCCTTCGCCTTCAGCGTCCGCGCCCAGTCGGCGTAATGCGCCTTCAGGTCCACTCCCTTAACCGACATATCCGTCGGCACCTGGCCGAGTATGACTGCCGCCCCACCCCGAATGCCGCGCCACGGCTTCATCAGGGGCGCGAAGTGCTTCTCCCATCGGCTCGGATCATCGAGCGGGCCTCGGAATTCTCCTCGGCCGTTGAGGCCACCGCCGAACGACACCGACGTCCATGCAAACCGATCGCCGACATATCCGCGCTCGAGAATGCAGACGCGGCCGCCACGGGCTTTCTGCGCCTTGATTTCGTCCTGGCGCCGAACGCCCCAAAAGACCACGAGATCAGCCGCCGCCGAGATCTCGCGGATGTCGACTTCCCATCCATGCTTTCGCAGTCCGCGGGCAAAGGAGGTGCCCCAGCCGGTCTGATGCTCAGACCGTTGCCGGGCGACGACGATCGCCTTTTTCACAGGTCGACGCGCCAGCCTTCCGACACATAGGCCCGCTGGCCCTTCAGCCACGCGACCTTCGCGCCGTGAAACCATTTGCGGAAGAGCGCGTCCCATTCCTCGTAGGGGCGCTTGTTGATGTGCAGGTCTTCGCCGGTCGCCTTGTTCGTGCTCGGCTTGTTGTTTGCCGTGATGAGAACGTGACGGGATGCGACGCGCGCCATTTCGCGGCACGCGAGTTCGTCGTCGCCAGGGATCAGGTGCTCGATCACATCGAACATCGAAACGACGTCGAAGCTCTTGTCGGAAAACGGAAGCGAATGCACTTCGGCGCGCACAATCCGCTCGCCGTCGATCAGCGCCGGCACTATTTCGGTGCCGCGAACATATTGAAAACCAAGATTTCCTGCGTTTTCCAGCATCTCACCGCGGCCGCATGAGACATCGAGATAGGAACCGCGGCACGGCAGCGCCCCGAGATCGCGCACGGCGTCGGCCATGCGCGTCTGCTTCATGCGATACTTTTCATTCGTTCCGTAGACCCGCTCGTATTTGCGATGTTCGGCGAGGCGCTTGTCGTTGATGTGCAAAACACGTCCTCGAAATTGATCTTGGGATATGCGCGCAGCGCGGAAACGGCGCTCGCGTTCAACACTTCGACGCCGAGGACGCGCAGATAACGCGAGGCGCGGTCGAGAACCTTGGCCCAGCGGGCGATCCCGCCTTTGTTCGGATTGTTCATCCCGTCTGGATGACGGCCGTGCCAGTGAAAGCCGAGGTCGACGCGCATGTCGTAGCCGACGAGGATGATCTTCTTCGCGCCGAACTGAACAGCAAGATTGAGCGCCTGAAATCCGGAGTTAGCGCCCCGACCCTCACGATCGGACCCGGCTGCGAGAATGCCCTTCGGTTCGCGGACGATTTGCCCCGTGCGGACAAGCCCGACCTGTTTGATGCCGCGGTACATCTTCGGAGCAGCGTCGCCCTGCGCCACGCGCAGCCCGCGAAACTCAGGAAAGCCTTTGCCCTTCTGCCACCACTGGTGATCGGCGGCATAGAGAACGTCGGCCCAGGGCGCGAGACGCCATGACTCGTTGATCGCAATGACTCTCGCGCGGCCGCGCGCGAGATCGAGCGGCACGCCCTTGGCGCTCGGTCCGGAGGCGACGACGACAGCCGTGTCGCGGCTCCAGTCCGGAAACCACTCAGGCAACGCGCCCGACAAGGTACTGATTGACGATGTTTTCGAAGCCGAACGGCATCGCCGGCATTTCGCCTGCGAGTACAGCTTCGCGGTTTTCGTAATAGTGGCCGATGAGAAGGAGCATCGCGTGCCGCAGCGTCTCGGGGACATTCGCGAGCGAGACAGGACTGTCGTCGGTGCCTGGGAAGCCGGCCGTAAAGTTCACCTGGACTGCGCTGTAAACGCGCCGCGTGATCGGCCACGTCTCGTCATAGGCCGGCGCGATGTAGGCGCCGAAGCGATCCTTTCTCCACTGGTAAAGCGAAGAATTGAGCGTCTGGGTGTCTCCACCCTCGTCGACATAGGTGATGCTGTCGATCGACAGCACTGGCCCCATTGGAATGCGGATCTGCGCCGGAAAGCAGTCCAGCGTCATGCGCCATCCCTGCGAAACGAAGCACAGGCCGATGCCGTCCGGACCTTCGATCTTTTCGCGAGAGACCTTGATGAGACGATCGATCAGTGTGTCGTCGTCATCGTGGTCGATGCGGCATTGCGCCTTGGCTTCGGCGGTCGTGATGACCTCCGATCCCGGCGCAGATGTCCGCTCAAGGGCGTTCCACATTGCGCTTTCCTTTGCGCTTCTTGCGCGGCGCGCGCTTCACGGCCGTCTCCACCGCCGGCGGGATCGCGGTCTCTTCGACCACATGCCGGCCAGCGGTGTACGGCATTGTATCTACGCCATCTGGATCATTCGCTTCGAAGACAGCCTCGGCGAGACCACGATCGATCAGACGCCGCGCCTTCGCCTCGGGCACATCGCGCACTTCGCCGGCCTGCCAATCGACATTCGAACCGGCAAAGCTGTCTTTGAAACGAATTTTCATGGGGTGGTCGGGGAGGCCGAAGCCTCCCCGCTCCTATCTTAGTTCGTGGCCGGGTGGAGCAGATGCTTGACCGCGGCGGTGTCCATCAGATCGCCGTCGTAACGGGCGAAACCGATGAAGCCGACCTGATCGTAGTCCGCATAGCGCTCGACCAGACGACGCACCGCGAACTCGCGGACACGGCGAACGATGTACTTGTTGAAGTCGCCGAACAGGACCGACTTCTGCGAGTCCGCGACGTTGGCCATCGCCTGGTTCACCGAATAGGGCTTTTCCAGAATGGTGGCCGGCGCGCCGGTCCGCACATCGGCCGGCTGCCAGATGTAGCGGTTCTCGCTGTCCTTGATCTTGCGCAGCAGCTTCAGCGTCGTGTCGTTGAACATCCAGCGAACCGACGGCGCATCACGATAAGCCGGATCGACCGAGTGCTGCAGTTCGATCAGGTCATCGAAGGAGATGCCATCAGCCAAGGTGGCGTCATAGCCCTTCGTCGAAGCCGTTACGATTCCGTTCGGATCGCCCGAGCCATCGCCGATCGTCAGGTCGGAGTTGACCTTGCGGCCGAGGCGGATCGCCATCGCGTCACGGACGAGCGCTTCGATGTCAAAGGCCGAGTCCTGGATGAGTTCCTGCGGAACGAGAATGGCGCCGGTGGCGTACTTATAGGCGTCGAGCTGCTTCTGCCCGAACACCAGATCGCCGTCTGAACCCGTGACCTGGGCGTTTTCGCCGAGGCGATAAGCCTGGTTCGCCGTGTCGTCCATCGTCGGCCACGGAATCGGGTTGCCCGAAGCCGTGGGGATCTCGCGGGTGACGCCCGGATCGAGCATCGGACCCCAAGCCTTCATCGAAACGACGAGTTCGTTCGAGAAGCCTTCCGGGACCGTATAGCCGCCGGCCGTGGTCGTGGTCGACTGCGCACGCTTTTCAGCGTCGGTCATGTACTCGGTCGTGCGCATTTCGCGCAGGATCTTGCGCTCTTCGGGCGAAAGACCCTCGGCGCCGTAGCGCATGAAGGCGCGGAACGCCGCCGCACGCTGTTCCTTCAGGTCTTTCTCGGCGCCGGGCTCAACCGAGCGATCTTCGCCGGTCGGACGACGCGGATCGGGCTCGTCGATCGCGGCTTCGCGGGCTGCGAGAGCCTCCTCACGCTGCGCGCGAGCTTCCAGCCGGTCGTAGTCCGCCATTACGCGGTCGTACTCGGCCTCGATTTCCTTGGCGCGAGCCTCGGGGGTTTCGTCGGTGATTTCGTCCAGCTTGGCGCGGGCAGTGACCACAAGAGCGGCCTGCTTCTCGCGCAGTTCTTTGATAGGCATGGAAAAGGCTCCATCTGAGGGATTGGTACGTCGTCACGACGTTCCGTGCGCCTTGCCGAAGGGCGGTTTAGGCGATGGCTTTCGCGAGAAGCGTCAAGCCCTCCGGGTCTTCAGACCCAGGTCCATTTTCATGCGAACGCGGCGAGCCGCGGCATGAGAATTCTGTTCCTTGCGAACGGATTCGCGATGCTCTTCCAGAGAGCGCACAGCGACTTCCGTCGTCGGATAGGCGCCGCGCGTAACGACGGAAACGTCATAGAGCTCGCCGACTTCCTCGATCGTGCGGACGGGGATGTCGCCGCTCTCATCCCAAGACTGCTTGCCGCCGCGCATGGAGAAGGCGAATGACATCTGGTCAATGTCGCCGCGCTTCATCTTCGTCATCAGGTCGCGGACGTCCTGCGTGTCCGGCGGATCGATCTCGACCCGAAGTCCCTTGTCGTCTTCCGTCAGCCGCAGCGTATTCGCCTTCGCGCGGCCGAGAACGATGTTCTCGTCGTGATTGAACAGCGCATGGACATCGGATTTCGACAGAGCGGGTGTGAATGCGCCGCGCTTCACCTTCTCCCGGAAGAACCCGGCGATGTCTGTTTCGGTGTCGAACACCGCGGCATAACCGACGAGCACCGGCGGCTTGCCGTCGGCGCGCTCCTCGACATGCAGTCCGTCGAGAATTCGGACCTCACGCTGTTTGGTCATTGTCGTCTTCCTCCGGAGCGTCCCCCGGTTGCGAAGGCGCTGCAGGCGCCGGCTGAGTTCCCAGCGGCACGGTCGCGCCCTGGACATAGAGTTTGTCGGCCTCTGCGCCCTTCTTCGGCCAGTTTTCCATCGCGCGAACTTCGTTCGGCGTGTTGATGCCGTTCTGAATGGCCTGGCCGTAGCCTTCCATGCGGGTCTTGAAGTCGCCGCGCAGAAGGCCATCGACGTTAAATTCGACGTACTGACGCCGATTTCGCGCCGAGAAGAGCTTCAGATTCAGCTCCTGCTCGATGCATTCGAGCCACTGCGTCAGCGTGTGCTTGACGAAGTGAAGATCCTGCTGCTCGGTATTCGAGAAGGTTCCGTGGGTGAGATCCTGCAGGAACGTAGGCGGAAGCTGGAAGATGCGCGCCAGTTCTTCCAGCTGGAAGCGCCGCGCCTCGGTCATCTGACCCTTGGCCGGGTCGAAGCCGATCTGCTTCAATTCGTGTGCGAGCGGCATCGCCAGCACGAGCCGGCCCTTCTTGTTGCCGGCTGCAACGGCGTCCGACATATCGCTGGATGCGCGCTCAACCGCGGCCGGCGAAGCCATCGGTCCAACGAGCTGCAGCGGAGGTACGCCGCCGTTCTGGAAGAACTTGGAGGCGTATTCCTCCATCGCGATCGAGAGGCCGACGGCGTTCTTCAGGCGCTCGATCGGGTCGAAATGCGTCAGGCCGTCAAAGCCCGGCGCCCAAATGATGTCGATGATCTCGCTCGCGTCGTAGACCTTCTCCGGGCCTCCGTCGCGGTAGCGATAACGTATTTTGCCGCTCTTGCGCTCGACCACCATCTTTGTCGGATCGAGTAGCCACAGGTTTGTAATGCGGCCAGCGAGATTGCGTTCGATGAACGTGAACGAACGACCCTTCAGAAGGACGCTCATCATCAGGCGTTTGCGCCACTGGAACGAGGACGTTTCCTCGTTCACAGCGTCATGCAAGATGCCATACAGCTGCGCCGAAGTGTCGGCGATCCGGCTCTCACCATCCCGCGAGTAGAGGTCGAGCGGCAGCGAGGCGACCGTCGACGAAATGAAGTTCACCGCGGCCCAGACGGCGGGTACACCCATCGCCTTTTCGACGGTCACTTCGACGCCGGAGACGCTGTGCCAAGCCCCGAAGATCTGATCCCAAGCCCCTGCGTCGTAAAGCGAGACGGACGGGTTCTCCAGAGAGTTCCGGCGCTCGGGAACAGCCGCGGAAGCGGTGAAGCCCCTCTTGATCCGGTCCAGAATTCCCATCAGGCCACCGTGAACTTGTAGTCAGGGTCTTCCCACGGCGATTTGATCGTGGGGGTCGCGCCAACTGTCGCCACGCCGACCGCCATCGCCAGGCTGACGGCGCCGTCGATGCGGTTCGTGGCCTTATCCTTGGCGAACATGCGATGCCCCGTTCGGTTCTGCTCGTAGATCACGCTCGACAGGCACATGCGCATGACCGGACTGTCTTCGATGACGATCCGCTCTTCGATGACCGCGGCCTCGAGCTTGTTGATGCTGTCCGGCATCCAGAGCGAGACGTCCTCGGCACCTTCCGGCCCCGCGATATCCTCGCCGACCTTGCGCTTCTGAAAGCCCTGAGGATGCACGACGCAGGGCAATGACAGCCCGCGGTCGTTCAACTGCTCGCGCAGGTTTTCGAGTCCGTACTGGTCGCAGCCGATCGTGACCGGCTGATATTTGGCGCAGATGGAACCGAGAGCGTCCGCAACCCAGCCGTATCCGATACGCTTGCCGGATACCGCCTCCATCCAGCCGTCACCGGCCCAGCGGTCATAGTGCGCCTTGTCCTTCCGGGAGCGCTCGACGAGCGTGTCTTTCGGCGTCCAGAAAAAGGTTTTTGCTGCAAAGCGCCATGCGTCCGGCGTCTCGTCGAGAAGCCAGAGCAGCGTCAGCGCCGTGAGGTCCGATGCGCGGGAAAGGTCGAGCCCGCCGAAGCAGGGATAACCGCGCTCCGAAAGACTATCGACGTCGACATCGCCTAGCACCTTTTCGAGTGCCGCACGCGAGAACGCCGCGCTTTCCGATTCCGTCCATTCGCAGAAGTGAAGCCGCCGGACCATCGCCTCTTTCGAGGGCATGCCCTGGGCTTCCTTGACCTGCTCGCGAACGAATTGCGGCTGGATCGAGACCCCGAGATTCGGGTTCGCCTTTATCCAGCACGTCTCGTCGTTGAACGGATCGTCGTTCTCGTCGAGCGAACAGATGAAGCCGAACCACTGGTCGTTGTCGGCTTCGCCGTTGACGACCCGGATCGTGTATTCGTGCTCAGAATAGCAGACCGATTTCCGATCGAACCCGCTGTTCGTGATTTCGAAGATGAGCGCGTCCTGGTTGCCTTTCGTGCCGGCGCGCAGCATTTCGATGACGTCGTTATTCGGATGCTCATGCACTTCGTCGATCAGGGCGCAGTAAGGACGGATGCCCGACTTGCCCTTCTTGTCCGACGATATCGGCTTGAAGAACGACGCCTTCCCTGTGTCCGTCAGCTGCCAGACCGGGTTGATGCCGGAAGGCACGAGGCGCCGCGCCAGATGCGGCGAACGTTTCCACATCTCGACCGCGTCGCGGAAGAGAATGGCGGCCTGGTCCTTGTCGGTTGCGGCCGAATAGATTTCCGCGCGGAGCTTGCCGGTCGCGGTCAGCATGTAATGGCCGATGCCGGCGGCCATCGGCGATTTGCCGTTGCCCTTGCCGATCTCGACATAGGCGCGGCGAAACCGGCGGAGACCGTCAGATTTCTTCCAGCCGAACAGCGAGCCGACAATGAACGCCTGCCACGGCTCGAGCAGGAACGGGACCGCGGAGCTCGTCACCCCGCCATCATCGTCGGGCCGCTCGACCTCGACCGTCAGGACATCCCGGAAATATCCGATGACGCGCTTGACCGCGTCGACATCCCAGACGAGCCCGCGGGCCTTGCCGTCCTTCAGATCCTTCAGGTGCCGAGCACACGCGGCGCGCACATGCGGGCCGGCGACGATCTTGCCCGACGTGACGTCGAGCGCGTACTGGGTTGCGGGGTCAGCCGGTAAAGTATTTCGAGGCTTCGTCGCCGTCTTCTTCGCGACCTTCCGCCTTGATCCTGCTCCTGGCACTCGGCGTCATCCCAAATTCTGCCGCGTAGCGGACCATGTCTGCCGCGGCTTTGTTCGCGATCCCGACGAGAGGGTTCTGGATCTTGTTGCCATTGCTGGTCGACGTCAGAAGGCCGCCGGCAACGAGGTCGACTTCGGCCATTGCGTTGATCGCCTTCTCGGCCGCCGCCCAGCGTGCATACGCCTGGCAGTAAGCGGCGAGCGCGGCGCGATCGATGCCCGTCAGAATGCCGATGCGATAAAGCTCTTCACTGACGCGGCCCCACTCCACTTTCGCCCCATCGGCGAGAAACGCCGGCGGCGATGGAAGTTTGCTCGCCGGCACGGGTTCGCGCTCGTTGATCGGACGCTTGCCGGGATTGCCCTTCACCAGTTTTAGGTGAGTTGGCTTAGGCTTACGCCCTCTCATGACTAACCCTCTGACCCCCTGTCCGAATTTCGCGATATTGTGTGCGAAGGCACCCCGCCGGTCCTGCGAGGCGACCGTTCTAGACTTTTGACCACCCCCCCTAGGGGATAGGCCAGCCGTCCAGACCGATCGTTGTCTTGACCTTGCCCGTTCGCTCTTCGCTTTGCTTCGCACCATCATGATGTGGCTTGCATAGGCTCTGGAATGGGCCTGCGAAGAACTTGATGGGGTCGCCCTTGTGCTGCTCGATGTGGTCACACACCGTCGCTGCGGTGATGCGCCCTTCCTTGCGGCACATCCTGCACAGTGGCTCATCCGTCAGCTGCGCTGTGCGTATGTGCTGCCAGCGTGCCGTCTTGTAGAGCTTGCGATACTCAGCAGCCTCAGGGCTGCGGTAGTCAGGCCGGCGCCCTTTGGCTGCCACGCCCGAACACCCTCTCGATCAAAGCCTGGCTTGTGTCGATGTCTGCGAATACCAGGCTAGGCCGATAGTTGGACTGATCGACCTCATATGCACGATCGACGGTAAGCGCAGGGATCACCCTGTCACACCGTATGCACTTCACAGAACCAAGCCTGCAGGTCTTGTTGATATGGCCGCATGTGCAGGCGACGGAGAAAGCGGGCTGGATCACCCTGCTACCCAGTAGACGAGAAGACGGCCGGCGGATGATCCGATGCCCCATGCGAGGCCGGCAATGGCGAGGGCGCCGAACACGAAAACAGCAGCGAGGAAACCGTCCATCAGATCGACTCGATGTGGAACGGGGCGCGCACGCCGCCGCTAAAACGTTCGGCCGCTTTCAGGGCCATCTCGATGCGCTTCTTTGGCGGCTGTCCGACCGTTGAATGGAGGGATCCGAGCGCGATGTCCTCACCACACCCACAAGCCGCATAACCGTCGACGTTCTCGCCGACCTGATAATCGTCGTGAACCGTGAACAGACGGCCTTCGACGCCGACGAGGAAGGTGCCGCCCGACTCTGCCTCGTTCTCGCGGGTCGCATACCCGCCGGTCTTCAGGCAATTGCGAACGGCGTCGACGAAATCAGTAACGAGGAACTTTTCCAGATCAGTGTCAGGATGCCTGGATGGAATGGCCAGCGCATGGTTCAGAAGTTGACCCATGCGAAAGCTGGACGTGAAGCCCATGACGTATTCGTCGTTGATGAAGACCTTTCGGTCTGCACGAACCGTCAGCCCAAGGCGACCATCAACTCCCGCGCTGTCCCCGCCGATGTAGACGGTGCCCTTATGGGCGATGCCGACAATGCAGGTCATACCGCCCGAGCGATCAGATCACTTGAACGCGGGATGCAGACAGCCGGTCTTGGCGTCGCAGGGCTTGTGTTCGAACTTGGTCGGGACTTCGACCTGGTTCAGCGTGAGGGCGGCGGCAAGCGCCATGATGACGAAAGCACCCATTTTGGATTCTCCTGTGATTGAAAACGAGAAAGCCGCCCAAGGACGAATCCCTGAAGCGGCTTTCTCTGGCGCACCCTGGCGGCGGGTGAACGGGAAGCACTACACAGAAGCAAAGCCTTCACGGAGAATGCCGGGTCATAGGACGATGAGCCTGCAGGATCGTCCGGCTTTGCTTGTGGGTGGGGCTGTCTGTTGCAGCGATGCAACGTTTAGCGGGGAAAACTCACGCACGCGTGGCGTATCTTGCGAATCACAACCATCTTTCTCCGGCACGCAATGTTGCGTGTGAACTATCGCAAGATCGCTGAGGCGTGAGACCCTCGAAACCGTTCCGGCGACAACCTGAAAGCAAAAGTACAATGTCGTACTATGCAGTGACGTTCCGTATCGCGGATAAGACCGTGAACGGAATGACTTACGATGACCGTCGCAAGCGGCTCATCGGAAATGTGCGCACTCAGGGCAAGGGCTACTGGGAAGAAACCACCTCGTTTTTCTTGGTGGAATCCGACCTGAGCACCTCTGCTCTGGCTGCGAAGGCAGGTCAGGGCTTGAGCGCAAGGGATGATCTGGTGGTCGTGTTCGACCCGGCAGATATGTCCTGCGCGTACTTCGGCAAGCTGGATCACCCGGATGTGTTGAAGAGCTTCTTCCGCTCTTTCCGTCCGGCACTGGCCGCGTAAAACAAAGCGCCCCGGGGATGTTTTCTCCGGGGCGCAGTGTTCCAAGATGGTTACTTGTCGCTGATTTGGTGCGCAGAGGTCAAGGGTCGTTACGGGGTGTTTCCACAAGCCCGTGCGGCGGCACAAGCTCGACTTCGGCGCGAATATGCTTACCCATCTGTACGTCGATATCGCGGATCAGATAGTGGCCTTCGTGGCCGGGCATCTCGATTGCCTCACCGCGCATCCACGCCAAGATCATATCCTTGCATTGCTCATGGCCGACGGATTCCCAATCTCCAGCGAAGATCATCCCGTCACTCCTCCACACTGATGCAGCGGCACATGCCCGGCCGCCCATGTCCTGACGTCCTGCCCTGTCTTGCCGCGGGCTATGCCGAACACGCCGACAAGATCATCCAGAGCCGCCCGAAACTCAATGGCGATATAGGCACGCATGGAGCGCCTGTCAGGGCGATATTGCCCTCCGACTTCCCATGAGGCTGCAATCTCCTCGAAATTCTTGCCAGAGCCGATCGCGAGCGTCAAAAGCGCATAGCGCTTTGCCCCGACGCCCTCCCGGATATGCCTCAGCCGCTTGTGTGCATCCGCCACGGCATCGGTCAGCGTATCGCCCTTCCCGCCTCCGTCGACCTTGGGATCCTCGTAGGACATCGCCCTGGCACCGCCTATGCCGGCTCTTGCTATCAATGCCGCCAGCCTGTCGCCTGCGATCTTCTGCGCTTCGTCGATGCGCTTGCAGGCGAACTCGTATTCGAGAACGTCGTGGCGGATGTTCTTCGTGACCGGCTGCACCTGGACGACAAGCCCATCCTTGTCGGTCTGCATGGGGGCGCGGACAGTTGCCGGCCGCACCTCGAACTTCCCGTCGAAGCCGGGGCCGTCCGCTTTCCGTTTCCGCATCGATTTCATGGATTCAGCCCTCCGCCGAGGACGGCAGCACATCGTCGATTTTCTGCGCTAGATCGCGTAGGCCATCACGTAGGCCCGCGGAAAACTTAATGTACGGGGCGCCTATTTTTCCGCCGTCTTCTACTGCGGAGTCGATGGAGGCTTGAACAATATCGCGCAGCGAAAAAGCCCACGTCGGGCCCGTGAGGTCTTCTGCGCCAAGCGGTAGCGTCACAAAAACTGCCAGTGGATCGTCGACAGGCTCTCCACCTATCCCGTCTTCCTCACCCCACTCGGCGGGGAACCAAGCCAGTGCTGGATAATCCTCGACAGCGATCAGCAACGCTTCGGAGGCGGCCGAAACGATGGCTTTCTGAAGCGTCTCGGAAAACTCCTCAACGGCTGCTAGGTGCCAATCTCGGATATCTACCTTATCGCTGTGCGCAACCATCTTTGCCTTAACGGCGGCCATGATTTGCTCTTTGTTCATATCCCAGCCCTTTCGCCTCTATGCCGCTGCTGTGGCTGATGTTTTCGTCTCCGGCCAATCAGCCGGGAATGAATGGCCTATGCCTGGATGGTGCCGCGAGCCGTTCGCGCTTGGCCGGCGGCCACGCTCCCTCTGCCAGCGCTCGACGCAGGCATTCCATCGGGGATCGCTGTCTTGGATCCATACGCCTGGAGCCGTTCCGACAATCGGGACGACCGTGCTACCGGCAAGCTGCAAGCCGTTGCGTGTTCCCCAATCGGGTTCGATCGACGTCCAGCCCTTGAGGATCATCAAATCGGCCGCCGCGTTCGGATCAGCAAATGCCGCTAGCTTTGCGACGACGAGCTGCGCGGCATGTGCCGTCTGAGCCGCCTTCTTGCGGTTTCGATGATCGACCAGCGCCTTCGCCCTCGGCTTGTCGAGGATAGTTTCGAAGACCTGCATCGCCGAAGGCTCGCGCGCGCTCACTCCCGAAGGTTCGTTAGAACCTGAGGGAGTAACCTCCTTCCCTTCCCCTTCATCCTCCCTCTGCGGAGGCTTTCCGGTATCGGTAGCTGACTGGTCGCGTACCGGTATTGTATCGGTATCGGAAAGACCGACGTAGGGACGGATGGATTCCGGTAGCGGATGAACTGCGTTCGGCTTTTGCGGACGCTGATATTTCCTGAAGTTCTTGAGCGCGCCGTAGGGCTTGCCGTCGTGGTCGAATTGGAAAATCTGGCCGAGCCCCGAAAGCTCATCGAGCAACGTCCCGACGTCGACCATATCGGCCGGCAAAAGCCGCGCCTTGATCGTGAGCGGCTTCCATTCGAACACGCCCTGGTCGTCCGCCTCGGTCCATAGACCGATCAGCAGAACGCGGGCATGCGCCGACGCCGCCATGAAAGCCTCGTCCGTGAAAAGGCCGGGATGGACGCTGCGAATGCGGCTCATCAGATGTCTTCCCCGTTGTTTCGGCGTATCTTCCGCCAGCACACGCCGCAAAAGTATGAAAACGCTGCGCCCCGGCTGTACTTGCGGTTCGTTCCAAGCTCCATTGCCTCGAGGACTTCGAAGAATTCGAGCTTGCCGAGGAACATCTGAATGCTGGCTAGGCGAGTGCGCTGGATCGAGTCGTCGCCGAACCGCTCCATGAAGACGTCGGCCACGGACCACATCTCCTGTTCCAGCCGGTCCTTCTTCTGCGCCTGGATTTCGTAATAGGCGCGGACCTGGGCCTCCCTCTCCTCGAGTTCGATGGACTTCTCAGCCACCGTCGACGGGATCGAACTGAGTTCGACTCCGGCCTTGCCGCGGTTGCATGCCATGCAGGCGGTCACAAGGTTGTCGATGTCATTCGTGCCGCCAGCGACGACCGGGATGACGTGATCGCATTCCATTACCGCATCAGGCGGGTGCGCGCCGCAGTAGGCGCAGACGAAGCCATCGCGCTTGAAGACCTCAAACCGGGTCCGCTTCGAAACCGGAATTCTCTCGGTCAATTCCCCGTCCCCTTCCCTTCTGTTCGGTGTTCTAGGCTGCGTCCTGTGCTTCTGCCGGCTTGATCCGGTAGGAGGTGACGCCGTTCTCGCGCTTGCGTTCGATGGGCGTAGTCTTGCCGAGATCAGAAATACGGCCGCGAACCGTATGTGCACGCCAACCGAACGCGGCCTGCAGTTCGTCCGTTGTTTTCCATCCTTCCAGTGCGGCCGTCAGGGCATCGAGCTTTTCTTGTTTCGTGGTCATGCTGCGGCTCCGTCGAAAAGGCCGGTCTGCTTCGCCGGCTTTGGGTTGAGGAATAGATCGCCCTGCTCGCACGCCTTGCGGATGCGCTCACAGGCAATCTCAAAGTATTTCGGATCCTTCTCGACGCCGATGAACCGGCGACCAGACCGCACGCACGCCATACCCGTCGTCCCTGAGCCCATGAATGGGTCAAGAATGGTTTGCTCGGGCTGCGTGAAGTCGCGGATCAGTTCCGCCATAAGGGACAGGGGCTTTTCCGTGGGATGCCCGCCGTGGCGATCTTTATTGTTCGTGCAGTGAGTATAGACACCGCGTTTCCCGCCACCGTTCCAAGAGCTATGGCCCTCACCAGCCCATGCAAGCGGCATAGACTCGTATCCCATCGCGGGCATTTGGCCGTTGAACTGTGGGGATGAATCCGGCTTCACCCAAATCATGGAGCGCTTGTACTTTGCCCCAGCCGCCTCCAGAGCATCACGCCACGGCGTGACCGCTTCAGCCTGGCAGAACAGCAGCACCCACCCTCTCGAAAGGCGGGTCGCCTCTCGCGCCATCGCCAACCGTTCTTCTTCGGTGATAGCGCTGAAATCGAGGTCAGCATCTACCCCGTCGCGGATGCTGGCCTGGGTGCGCCGCATTGAACGGTGCGCCTCCTTTTCGTAGGGGGGATCGCTGATAACGTGATCGGCTCCGGAAAGCGTCGCCATGACGTCGAAGCAATCGCCCCGATACAGCCTCACCCTCCCATCCAGAAAGACAACAGGCTCGGTCATGAGTTCTTCCCAGTAGCGCGGAACAGTCCGCGTGCGGATGGGGTGGTCACGACGATTTCTTGCCCCGCTTTTCCTCCTGCACTTCCTCGACGAGGCGAAGATGCAGGTCTTGGTAATTACGGGAATGCTCTGCTGCTTTAGGACAGCGGCGTTCGTATATCCGGGTAGATGCGGATTTGATGAGAGAGCGGCGGGTCATTGCAGCACGCCCATGTAGCGAAGGATCACGACGACGATGACCACCTGCGCAGCCGTCCGCACAAGGGCGCCCAGCAGATAAGCAATGGCGATGGGCGGCGTCATGCCTGAGCTCTGTTTGAAGCCCTCCCAGAATTCATTACGACCGCGGCCGCCATAGATAGGCGGGCCTTTCCCCGGCCCCAGCCCTCGCGTGATTGTGCCCTTGTCGATGGCCATCACCCCTCCTTCCCACCATGCGCGGCGGTCGGCACTTCAATTCCGAGGGCAGTGAGTTCGGCGATGATCTGCGAGCGCGCATATGCCAGCGCCGGTAGAAGCGCGGCACGAACGTTCTCCACGCCGACCACGTCCTTGACGTTGAATTCCTCGCCAGAGAACCAGCCGGATACGTGCAGAACACCAGACTTCACGCCATCGATGGCAAGGTCGGCTTCATGGAGATTGCGGCGCAGTTCGAGCGCGCGGTCGAGATTGTCCAGCCTCATAGGATTCCCCCTCACGCCGCGTCGCGGATATCCGCTTCCGGCTCTTGTGTTGCTGTGGTTACGAAATGGGCGTCGAAGATGTCGTCGTCCTTCTCGTTGAAATAGTTGACGGCTGCGCAGGCCAGCGCGCCGATGAACCCGAGCAGAAGAACGATGATCGCGATGCCGCAGATCTGGAAAACGATCAGGTATTCGCGGGAGACGCCGATGATGGCGTCGAGGGTTTGTTCGAGGATCATGGCGTCACCCCATATGCCTGAGGCCGACGCCTGAACCGACGCAGCAGCCGAGCATCGGATCGCGATAGCGCCCCTCGCCCTTGCTCGCGTATTCATCGGGCCGGCATTCCCGGCCAAGGGCCGAGCGATGTGGCGGCGGATCGCCCATGAGGTACGGCGTCATGCAGCGCGAGGGATAGTCCTGGCGGTCACGGATGCTTTCGATCAGCGGACGCAGCGACAGGCGCGCAATCTCGGTCGATATCGGCGCCAGAGAGATCGGTGATGGGGGCTTGCCGTCGGCGTCCTTCGCCTTGGCCTTTGCGGCGTCGACAGCCGCGAGCGTGTTGTATTTGAGGTCGGACACGCTTTCCTGCCGCCGATAGGCGCGCTCGTCTTGGCGGCGCCTGCCCTTCTCGACGGTGATCTGAACCTGGCGCCTCGTTACGCCCAACTCCTCGCGAATCTCGGGCGATGTCTTGCCATCCGCCCAAAGGTTCAGGATGCGCTCATAGGTCTCGCTGCCCGATGCAGGGAACGATTCTTCCATGTCCTGCCGCCCCGGCCTTGCGGCCGTTCTCAGTACATACGCTCAGCCCCGAGCGCGTGAGACGCGATTACACTGTTGCCTAAAAACGCTAGACAGAAGGCGCGGCTTCGGCTTTCTTGCCGTCGCGGCGTAAGAATTTCGGAATGTCCTTTTGGATAAATTCGCCGCCTCCCCGCGCATATCGATTGTTCTCGGCCCCAGGTACGGGGAGCCGGTCACCCTTCTTTCCCGTCGTTACGGGAGAAGAGACCCGAGGCATTCGCGCCTCGGGTTCAGTCGGGGTTTGGGAGGAAACGCCCATAGGGGCGGCAGTCACCGGGATTTCATCGGACGCGCTCCCGGCGGGCGCGCTACGGGAGGCGGTTTCTGCCTTCCGATCCTCAGAAACGAGGCCAGCTTTATCGTCTCCACCGCTGGCAGGTGGGCTGAGACCCTCGTCGCCGCCCTTTGGAGAAAGCGGTTCGGAGGTGCGATTGGGAGGCTGCGGGGGCTTTGCCTCACCCGCATGCGCGTGCGTAGCAACCTTCGTGCCATCGTATGCGCTGAGATAGAGATCGAAGATGGCGTCGGCTTCCTCGACCTTGGCCGAGTCCGTACGCCGCTTGTCGATGTAGGTCACGAGCCGGCCGAGCTGCGTCTTGTCGAACCCGTTGCCTTTCGCCTCGGCGTAGACCTCGCGAATGTCGTCGTTGATACCCTTCGCTTCTTCCTTGAGGCGAAGGATTCGGTCGACGAGCGAACGGATTTGATCGCGGGCGATGATCTCGCTCATGGCAGAAACCTCGGATCGATAAACGGAATGTCGCCGACGATCTGCTCGGGCTCCGGCTCTTCCCGCTTGCGAAATTTCGCAAGGACGAGAGGCCCGAAGATCAGCCCGCCAGGAATGGCGATGATGATGAGAATGGCGATCAAGATGACGAGCGCGGATTTCATGCGGCGTGCTCCGCTTTCTCGCGGCGCCAGTCGGCCATGAAGGTCCGAATCTTCTCGGCGGTCTCCAACGTGACCGTGCCGCCGTCTTCAAGACGCTTCACGAGGCTGGAATTTCCGCATGCGGCAGAGCCGAAATACCAAGGCCCGATTCCGGATTCCTTGAGAAACTCCCGCACTTCGCGAAGCAGTTCGTTTGCCATGTGCCGAAGTATCTATGCTTTAGCACATATGTCAAGTCTATGCTTTGGCGTCTGTGTGTGTTTTAGCGGCTCTGCTAGGATTGCCGTTGCATGACAGACGATTGGCGGGGCCGGCTTCAGGCCGAAATAGACAAACGCGGCACCTCTTATAGGCGTCTTTCTTTAGATGCCGGATTAGGGGAAGCCTATGTGAGTGAGCTCTATCGGCTTGGAAAGGACCCGACGATCGGGAACCTGACCAAGATCGCGCAAACGCTCAATGTCAGCGTCGCCTACCTGATGACAGGTGCGGACGTTTCACGCGAGGACGAAGAATTCCTCTCTATTCTTGCCGAGCTACCCGACGCCGAACGCGAGGCGCTACGGAGGCTGATCCAGGCAGCCCGCAGGCCGCCGCCTTCAAATCCCGAGCCTGCTTCATAAGCCGGGCGCGTTCATCGGCCGGCAGTGAGCTAACTTCACTCACCATCAACCGATACAAGCCCATTGCGTCGGACACCCTTCTTTCAATTAGGGGTGACATTTGCCGCTTCTCCCCGTCTGAGGGAACAAATCGTGAATAAAATCCTTCGGGAAAGCAAGCCCCGAAAATCACTTTTGTGACATGATTAAAACTTTTCGTATGCTTTTGCACATATCCGCTTGACGTGTGTGCTAAAGCATATAGAATGTTCTTCACCTAATCGGTGGAGGGCGGCCACATGGCATCCGAGATTTTCTATCTCCTTAAGGCGGCTGGCGAGTTCATCGCCGTGTCGGCTTTCCTGCTCCTCGTGTTCCTTGTCGCTGCTCTTCCGGAGATGCCGGTATGAGCGTGGAGGAAGCACCCGCCCCCATCCGTGCGGATGATGCCGCAGAGCGCGTTGCCCTGCTCATCCAGTTGCGCGCCGCGCGGAAGCTGCTCGAGCAGCCCGGCGTATGGACCAAGGGGCCTGACGCAAGGAACGGCGCCGGGGAATATTGCAAGCCCTGCGATCTGGATGCCGCCGCGTTCTCGCTTGATGGCGCGCTTCGCCATGTCAACGGCGGCGCTCTCGGCCCGGCCTACAAGCTGCTGAAGGACATCGTCGGGAAGAACGTCTTCGACTTCAACGACGATCCCAGGACCAAGCTCACCGACATCCTCAACCTTCTCGATTCCGCAGTACAGCGGACGGAGCGCGCACATGCTGCAGCACTCGCACTCGCATCCTGAAATCCCGGAAGAGTTCAAGCGCACGATGCTGGCGCTGGACGACCGGATCTGGAAGCTTCACCCGAAGAACCGCGATCGCGCCAAGGGCATCCTGCAGAATATCCGGCGCTACAACCGGGTCACGGAGCCTCAGTTCAAGGAAGTCCACCGGCTGCTGAAGCTGACGGATCGCCCCTACAAGGAACGCCCGAAGAAGTTCTACGGCTATCGCGACGGTGCGACCTGGGTCTCTGCGAAAGAGCGCGAGCGCGAGCATAACCAGAAGCTGGCGCATGAGCGCCGCTACGAGAACGATCCGGATTATCGCGCGAAATGCGACCGCGAGGCCGAGCGCAGCAAGGACGTGACCGAAGTCTTCATGAACCATATCGGCAAGACCGAGGCGCAGGTCGACCGCGAATACGTCCTAGTCGGCATCAAGCACTACTGGCCGGCCGATCATTTGCCGGCCGCGCTTCCGGGCATCATCCAGCCGCACCTCAAGCCGCGGCGGGAGTTGATCTCCTGCCTGATCCGGCGCCTGCGCATGCTGCGCGCCGAGGGCCTGCCGACGGGCATCCATCGTCCATCCGAGCGCGCGGAAGCCAAGCATCGCATCCGGTGCGCCCGCGTCGCCCTGATCGCGGAAGGCATCGCCCTGCTCCGCGAACGCCAGACCATCCGAAACCTTCAGAACGACGAGGCCGCGTGATGCCCCTCTCCCGTGAAACCGAAGCCGCGATCATGCGCGCTCTGTCCGGCGTCATCATGTTCCGCGAAGTGATGGCGGACAGCCTCACATCGGCATCGAAGGCGGACAATGCCGCCTCTGCCATGATGCAGGTCCGCATGGTGCGGCACGACCTGGCGCTGCTGCAGTCCAGAGTCGATGGCGCTTTCGAGCAGATCGAGAAGGATCTGAAATCCGACGAGATGCGGTCGGCGAATGATGCCGCCATGAACGACCTGATGGCCGCGCTCGCGCCCTACAAGCCGCGCCTGGTGGCGGTGTCGTGATGGCGTTCCGAACCCGCGATCATCGCAAATCCATCCCGGCATCGGTCAAGGTCGAATGCCTGATGGTGGCATTGGCCGAAGCTTTGGGCCTCGCGAGCGATACGCGGTTCGAATTCGACCATACGCCCGCGCTCTGCCTCAGAGAATTCGATCCGGAAACCGGACGCTTCACGCCCGACCAGAACGACCCGGCGTTCATCATCGTCCGGACGCCGGAAGATCATCACGTCAAGACGTTCGGGACCAAAGCCACGACGGCGGGGTCCGACGTTCACCTGAACGCGAAGAACAAGCGCCTAAGCCGGGGCGAAGCCGATCACCAGCAGATGATGGCTTCGAAGATCGGGCTTTGCGATCCGCCCGAGCGCAAGCCGTCTCGCATCAAGAACCGCGGATTTGAGAAGCCAGCGCGCAAATACGAATGGCCGAAAAGACCCTTCAGCCGAAATGCCAGGAGCAAGAGGCCATGACCATAGCAGGAGAAGGACATAGCAGGCAGGCCTTTCGTGATGATCGTCCGTCGATTGATGGCGCGCAGCTCGTAGCCAGAGACACGACCGGCGATATTCGGGCGATGATGTGGGTAAAGACATACTCGTGCCGTGAGATCGGTGAAACCCTTCTCGAATGGCACGACACGGACCCCACCCGCACCGTCGATATCGTCCTCTCACCGACCGCCAGCACTGCCGTCAACGCATTGCCTAAGCTGGTAGAGGCGCTCCGTGGCTTCGATTGCCCGCGTCCGTGCAATGGGCGCCCCGATGATTTCAGCGTGGGCCAGTGTGTCGATGCCGGCGAGTGCGGGTGCCTCACGCATCCCGTCGAAGCGATCCTCCAATCCAAGGATACGGATAATGTCTGAGAAATTCCCCGTGCGCGTGTTTATCAGCAAATGGGCCATTGGCGGCGGCATCAAGGCGGCGAACGCCAGGCACCATTCCGATAGCTATTACCGGCTTGAGGGCCTCGACGGTCTGTACGTCATGGACCGCGATATCCACGAAGATGCTGAAGATGCGGTCAAGGCCGCAAATGCGATGGTCGCGAAGCGCCGCAAGCAGCTTGAGAAGTCGCTTGCCGGCCTGAAGGACTTCACACTCGATGACGTGAAGGCCTCCTCCAATGTCTGAACAGAATGCAGGGAATGGGCCGGCGGTGAACACCGATGTCGAAATCTGGCGCGGGCCGGATGAGGGCAACGGCGACTTCTACGCGGACAATCTGTTTATCACAAAAGACGGCGCTCTCGGCATCAACTGCGGCGGATACGTCACTGTGCTGCCTGTACGCGAATGGCATCGCCTCGCCCAGAACACCCGCGCCCCTTCTGTAGGGGCGGGAGAGCTAACGCAAGACTTCGCGGTAGCTGTCGGCCTCATCATCGGATTTGTGTTCGCCGACACGCAGGAGACGCGCGAGCTTTGCGCCAAGAACGCAATGCCGTTCTTGGAGAAGTGGACAAAAGCCCGTCTGGATGCACTCGCATCAGCGCCCACAGCGCCGGGGAGGGATGAAGGCGAGCCAGAGCATCTCGGGTGTGTAATCCGTTGGAAGAATGGGCGGCGAGAGTTTCACTGGTTTGATGAAGGCAATTTCACCGTCGAAGAATCCTGTCGCGTTGACCCCGTTTATGCCCTCTCCCCCTCGTCAGCACATCCCGCACAAGGATTGGTGAAGGCGCTGGAGCCCTTCGTTGCGCTGTTTGAGGATTACGGAGAGGCGATTGACGGCGACACGATCCTGGCCGGCCGTATTCAGGCCCGGCGCGGAGAGGAAGGCACGCCGCCCCGCATCACGTTCGGCGATATCCGCAAAGTTGTCACCGCCCTCTCCGCTCAGGGCAAGGATGATGGCTGCGCCGCTCCGTTCTATTCTCGTCAGACCGCCGAAAAGATGACGGGCCTCGAAGAAGCGGAGTGGATCGTCAAGGCGTGTCGGGAGGCACGAGATGAAGGCGCGACTGACACCCGCGTCTCGTTCCGAGACGACATGGTTCTTGTCGAGGGGTGGAAGGATTTTCCCGCCAGCCTGCCTCCGCCACACTTCTCCTCCACCCCCAGCAGGGAGGGCTAGAGCATGGCGAAACTGACGATCCGTTTTCGGTTCGGGTGGCCGTCGCCTGAGTTCGAAGCGCGCTGCGCTCCATACGGCTATCGCCGCCATTGGCGCCCGAGAAAGACGGTGATCGAGACAACACACCTTCGCGACACGGTCTACGAACTCGGGCCGTTCACGGTGTTCCTCTCTGAAGGAAACAGCAAATGAGCGAGATAGACGAACGTGGGCTCAAGGCGGCGCTAGAGCATTACAGCGAAGGCGGCTGCATGGGCTTATCCGACCACGAAAAGCGCGAGGTCGTGGAAGCGATCATCCTCGCCTACGAACAGCATAGGGGGAAGCAGCAGCCGGTTGGGTTTGTCAGCAATTGCGGCATCGGGCAACTGGAGCGTGAGGGCTGGGTCGCCATCAGCCGAACGCCAGTAAAGACGACAGACATCGGCCTCTACGCATCCCCACAGCCAGCAGACGTAGCGGCGCTGAGGGCCAAGGTGATCGAGGAATGCGCACGAGCCGTCGAGCGCACGCCGGACTTCTCAAACCCACAAACCAGAACAAGGCGCCTGCCCACCCGTGACGAAATCGCGTTCAACGTGCGCGCCCTCGCCACATCAGGAGGCGTGGAATGAGCGCGCATACCGACAAAGAGGCGCGGGCGGTTGCCGGCCACAAGCGCAAGTTTTCTTCGCCCGGAGAGGCCCGCATCGTGTGCCTAT